TCACTCGCCAAGCAGAGCGAGGGACTCCAGCCACGCTGCTTTCCATGGCCGCAGGTCCGGCTGGGTGGCGAATGCTTTCTTCAAGTGGGACATCGGCACGCGATATACGTCGTTCAATCCCAACGCCAATGTCACTGGATTCCACAGGTGGGTATTTTTCCCGGCCCGGGAATTCTTTCGGACTCTGGCGCCATCGTCGCCGAATATTCCGATGCCGCCGACAAGCGATTTTTCCAGATCCAACTTGGCCATGCCGCCGAATATACGCAGCACTTCATCCTTGGTGATCCCTTTGAGAATCTCCTTGGGTGGAGCAGCGACGACTTCCTCTTTGGGGTGCAATATGTTTTCCAACAGTTCGGAAATATCCCTTTGAAAGAATCGCAGCGCCTCCAGGGGCATGGTGATACCCGGCGGTTTCAGCTTAAAGGAAATCCTGTCCGAATCACGTGTCATGCGTATTAATATGTCGGCGCTACCGGCGGCCAGCCGCTTGGTATCTTCTATAAAGAATATTGGCGCCGCATACCGGGTAATCCCCTCGGCAAATAACCCGGCATATTCCTCCGAATAGTCCAGCCAGACATAAGGAGTTAAACCTGCTTCCAATAAGCGCGCCAAGTTCCACGGCGTGCCGGTCTGTTCACTTAACCAGGAACAGGTCTCTTCGGTGGTCGCATTGTTGGGCAGTGTGCCGGGTGTCATTTTCTTCTTTCAAAATTTTCTGATGCAGCAGTGTACCAATAATACGCGCGGTTTAAGCGGGACCATCCGCCCGCCATGACGGCGCGCCGCCGATTTGGACGCCCAGGTAAATCCCCAAGCTGCGCCAGGCGGGGATGCCATCCGCCACCGATGCCTCCCGCAGCACGCGGTTGGCGGTGGCTTCGTCGCACACTTCGTGATGATGGTAGAGCCAGTCGTGGATCACGGCCGCCTTGTGCGAGGTGTCGCCGAACAGCAGGTACAGCACCGGCAGGCGCGGCACGCTGGCGTAGTCGGTCAGGAAGCCGGGCTCGACTTCGATCAAGCGGTCCAGGATCGCCGAGTAATAGCGGAACGGTTGCATCACGCGCCAGATGCCGCGTCCGCCGGCGGCCAGGTCGTCGACGCATTCGGTTACCAGAGGGCTGAGGAAGGCGGCTTTCATGGCGCCTCCGGCCGGTCGAAGCTTGCCAGGTTGCGGGCGCGCATCACGGCGATCAGCTTGTCGGCGTATTGCGGATCGGTGGCGTAGCCGGCGGCGGCCACCGCGCGCGCGAACGCCTCGCCGCCCCGGCAGGCGAACGCCGGCTTGTAGCGAGGATTGGCTTGCAGGAAGGCGGCATGGTCGTCGATGCAACCTTGCCAGTCGGGATATTTGCGCCAGCGGGCCGGCTGCATCCGCCATTGGCCTTTGAGGAATTCGCGGGTCGGCATCAGCAACACGTCGCCGCGCCACGCCGGATCGGCCTTGACGCCGAACAGGTTGCGGGCCTGCAGTGCCAGTTGCGATGCGCCCCAGCCGGATTCCAGCGCCCCCTCCGCGATGGCGAAACTGGCCGGTACCCGTGTGCGGATGGCCGAGGCACGGGCGGCGGGGCCGATGGCGGCGATGAAGTCATCGGGCGTCATGGCAGGTCCCCTTCGGACTCGGGCATGATTTTCCCGGTCTTCCATTCCTTCCACATATGCCAGCTTTTGTGGACGATCATCAGGCCGACATAGACCAGCGTGGCCAGGTGGACCAGTTCCGGCAGCGTGATGCCGATGTACTCGGCGCCGACGACGGCGATGGGCGGCGCCGTCTTGGCCAGCATGGCGGCGCCGGTTTCGATAGTTTCGTGGGTCATACGCAGGTTCTCCAGGTAGAAAAAAAGCCACCCGAAGGTGGCTTTGGTTTGAAGGTTGCGGATTTATTGCGGGATACCGGCCAGAATCTGCTGCACCCGCTCAGGCGACGACAAAATGCCGCCGCCGGGACCGGGCGACGCCGGCTTGGCCAAGTAGGTGATGATGTCGCGCACCGAGGCCAGGTTGGGGTCGGTCGGCTTGTCGAGCTGGACCGACAGCTGGTACATGGACCAGAACTCGGCGACCATCGGGTCTTTCGAGGCTTTGATCGCGATGCGCTCGGCTGGGGTGAAGGCCATGTACAGCGTCATGGGCGTCAGCGGCTGCAGCGCGGTCGATGGGGCGAATACAGGATTGCCGTCAACCAGTGTGCAGCTCCAGCCGATATCCACTAGAGAATCGTCTTCAAGTTGATACTCCTGCGCGTCAGGTGCAGATGAGGTAATGGACACGCTTGAAGCGGCGACATAACCCTGACCAACGACCAAGCCATCTTTTACGAAAATTAATTTCATAATTACGATCCTTCCAATGCAGATACAATGCAGGACGTCCCACCAGGGACAACAATGGTCACGAGCTGACCAGCTCCAATAAAATGACTCAGCGATAAATTTGAAGTGGTATTAAAATTAACCACTGGGATTCCGTTGATTGTCACTGGACTGTACTGGGAGGAACCGACAATGGAGACGCTCAGCTTTGCATCAAGCGGGGCAATATAAGTCAGCGTTCCACCGGCTAACGCACCAATAATTCCTGTTGCCATATTTTTCTCCTGTTAGTTAATCTGACGACGATTTTGTGGTGGCTGGATACCGGACAAAATAGCTTGGTTGCCTACGATAGCCATTCGCTGCCCCGGTGGGACGGTCGAATTTCCGTCGACGCTAAAAGGTTGGAGAAAACCCGATGCAAGAGTCGCAATACCTTGGTATTGAACTGGCACCGATGAACCTGCCGCCGCGCTGGCGCCAAACACACCGATCGGCGTCGTCTTCTGCACGCTTACGCCGCTTAAGGCAAGGGTCACGCATCGAGCGCTACCGGCGCCTGGCGTCATAATCATCACTAAGGGGACTGTCGACCTGACCGCGCTGCGCCCCGCGGCAAGGATGCAAATTGGCGGCATATTTACAAGAGCACTCCATACGCCGAGAGTGGAATTCTGAACTGTCGCAATGAGATTGAGAGCAGTATCTCGTATCTCCAGAGTCGCCGATGATCCACAAGCAATGACCCAGCCATTGTCTGCCTGCGCCACTGCGTTCCCATATCCAAGGGGTAGACTTACCTGCGTCCCCAACGTACCATTGCTGTTCGCAATAAATAAATAGGATTGAGTGTTCACCAGTGCATTTCCGTCCGAACGAGCTACCGCTGTAAATGCAGGAGTGAAGGAATTAGCGCTACTGTTCCCGACGCTATAAGGTGCCCCAACCGTCGTCCCGGCCGCAGAAAACGTCGCGACCGCAGTGCCACCGGTGCCGTTGGCGTAATGGACAATGATGAAGCCACCAGCAGCCAAGCCAGTCACAGACACCGTGCAGTAACCGGTGGAAGTCGCGTTAGTCTGAAAGGCTGCTACGTTGCTTTGCTGGACCACGCCAGATGCGCTGAAACGCGAAAAATATGAACATATATTGCTGGCATTGAAGGCCGCCACAACAAACCCGCCCGCGGTCAGTGCGCCAACGCTCACCGCGCACGGCGAGGTCGCCATAATGCCATTCAGGCCTGTCGTCGCTGGTGCCTGAACCACCGAGCCGGTGGCGGAATACACCGCATAACGAACTGCACCCGTTGAGGTGCAATAGGCCACCGCAAATCCACCGCCGGAGAGCGGTGCGATCGCTAGCGACGTAGTTGCCACGCCTGCTTCCACAATGAGCGGCGCAAGAATTTGCGCACCAGCGTTGCTAAAGATGGCAACGGTTGCTGCCAACGTTCCCTGATCCTGGTAAGCCAGCGCGAAGCCACCACCACTCAAGGCCACGGCATACAGATTGACTGAGGGAGATGCGTGCGGAAGCGTGACCAGCCCGCCCTGTTGAACCCCCAGCGGGTTGTAAATACCGAACACTACAGAATTACTCCCGGTCCCAACCAGTACAGCATTGCCATTGGACAGCACACATCCAGCAGCAGCCAAATTTGTCGCCCATGGGAGGGGCGTCGCAGGCCCGGCCGCAAACGGCAGGCCTGACGCTGCAGCACCAGATGCCGGGCGCAACGCACCGCCCGGTCCTGCTGGATCCATCGCGTAATAAGCCAAGCCGTCACCGCCAATACAAGCCAATTGCCCCTGCACCACCGCCTCACCGGCGACTACCACCGTGCTGAGATTTTGCAATGTGCCACCACCCGATACGGAAGTACCGTTGGTACCACCTGAAAGAATTCGTCCCATCACTGCTCCTTATTAACGTCCGTGCATGCGCCACACTGCCGTGGGCGCGCTGTTGAAAACCGTGACCGTTTCGCCGGCCGCCAAAGCTACCGCTGTCTCCTCCAGCAGCGAGCCAGCCGGGATCACCAGGTCGAGCGGCTCGATCCAATCCGCCGCCGCTGGCATGGCCGGCGCCACCGCAGCAGGCGAAATCGCCAGCCGCACGGTGATGGCGTTCAGCGGATCGAGATTGACGCAACGGATATTCACCGTCATGTCGCCAGGCACGGTGCCCAGCGTGGTATAGGTCGCCGCCGGGGGCGACGCTTTTGCTACATAGCTTGCCATGTTGTCCTCTTAGAGTTGGCCGTAAAAATACATGTCGGAATACTGCCCTTTGCTGTTGTTGCTGATCGTCGTCAGCAAGGAGCTAGCACTGCTGCTGACCGCCGCCGATACGAACGCCGAGTTGACGACCTTCTGGCTGCTGTCCCCCGGTGCCGGCGTCGGCACAGTCGGCACACCGGTGAAGGCCGGGCTGTTCAACGGCGCGGCCTGCGGCAGCGCCAACGTCAGAAACGGCGCCCCCGGCACCGGCACGATGTTCTGCGCCGGCACTCCGCTCATGCCGTAGTCCACCTGCACGCTGTAGGCGCCGATCCAGCCGACGTCAGCCGCTGGCGTCACCTGCGAACCGGTATTGGCCATCGCCCCCGCCTTGACCTGCACCGCGCACTTGCCGCTGCGGATGGTCATGCTCGACGTGCCGAGGCCACCCGGTCCGCTGTACGGAATGGCCGGATTGCTGGCGTTATAAAACGGCAGCACCAGCGCCCCCGTATCAACCTCCTGGAACTGCACCTGCACCAGGTAGTTGATCGACTTGCCGGCCGTGCCCGGCGCCGGCACGGGCACGGCGATCGGGTCGGCCAAGATGCCCTGCTTGAGCACCTGGCGCGCATCGGCGCCCAGCGACGAATACGGCGTCGCATCGACCGCCGCCATCTGGTAGACCTGGCCGGCGGCGATCGCCGCCGTCAGGCCTGTGCCCGGTGTGCAGGCCAGTCCCTGCAGCACCGGCGCCGTGCCCAGCACGGCCTGGGCGAGTTTGGCGAGACCGATCATGGCGAACTTGTTGCCATTCAAAATGTCGGTCTCGATCAGTTCCTCGCCGTTGTAAACAGTTGCGCGATCCATACTGCTCCTGAAAGAAAAAAGGCCGCAGGTAGCGGCCATGTGGATAAAAACTGCGGGCGCCCCTACAGCAGCTGCACCCAGACCGTCACGTTGTGCGGCCGCACCGCGTCGATGGCCGAGTAGATGTCGGCGTCGGTGATGCCGTACTGCGGCGTGCCCGGCAGCGGCCGGTAGACCTTGACGAAGCACTCGTATGGCGTGGTGCTCAGCGTGCCGTAGCGGCCGTTGCCGTAGAAGCCGGTCGGCTGGCCGTACGCGCCGTAGTCCTGCGGCCGCGACGATTCCATCAGCACCGGCGTGCGGCCGGTGATGTCCTGGCACAGCTTGATCACGCCGGCGCGCGTGCCGCGCTCGCGGAAGATGTTGGCCTGGATCGCCGCGCGGTAGCTCTGGTCGGTCTGGTAAGCCTGGCGCTGCAGGCCGAGTCCGAAGAAGTCGCCGGCGATCATGTCCAGCCAGCCATCGGTGGCGGTCAGCAGACGGCTTTGCTGTTTCACGTAGGCCAGCAAGGCATACACGAAGGACCAGCTTGCCGCCCAGCCGGACAGCAAGGCGTCCAGCACCGGCGTGCTGTCGCTGAACCACGATGGCAGCGTGGCCTTCAGGCGGGCGACGATGTCGCCGTTGTCCCCGGCCGCCATCACGACACCGTCACGGTCGAGAACTTCAGCACTTGCCGCGCCGTCACCGCGACGTCGGTAACGCCGCCGTTGAGCTGCATGGCCGTGACGTTGGTCACGCCGGGCGAGGCGTCGTACGCCACCTGCGCCAGCCGGGTGTAGGTCAGCGTCTGCCCCAGCGCCAGCGCGTTGATGTAGTTCTGGATCGCGGCCTGCACCTGCGAGCGCGTGGCGACCGTGTCGTAGCCGCCGGCCAGGGTCACCGCCAGCGACACCGCGACCGGCACGATCACCGGCGTGTACACGCCGAAGCGCGTGGTGATGGCCCTCACCGCTTCGATGGCGTTGGTGACGGCGCTGAGGAAGGCCGCCGACGGCGCACCGGAACCGTCGTCCACCACCACGTAGAAGTAGCCCAGGTCGACGGCGCCGCCGTACTGCTGGTTCTCCGTGATGGTGTACACCGCGCCCGGCTGCACCGAGCTGATCGCATAGCCGATGGCGGCCCTGGTGGCCCGCGACAGCGAGGCGATGTAGACGATGAAGCGGGCCCGCAGCGCGGCATCGGTCTCGGCGTCGGCGCCGCCCGAGAACGACAGCGCGTTGCTGACGGTGTCGATATACGTCACCGCCTGCGACAGCACGCTGACCTGGCCGGCGCCGGCGTTGCCCGCCGCCTCGGCGACGTCGGCGCGCACCGGCACCGTCAGGCTGGGCACGCCGGCCGCCAGCACATAGCCGTCCGCCGTCCAGGCCGGATGAGCAGGATCGGCCGTGACCGTGTAGCTGCGGCTGCCGTCGGCCGTGCGCACCTGCGTGCCGAACGGGATCAGCGCGCGGCTGGTGGGCGTGAAGCGGGCGAAGGTGACGGCGCCCACCGCATACAGCGCCGGCAGGCGCGCCAGGCCGTAGTCGGCGATCCAGCTGTCGAGATCGGCGTCGGTGGCGGTGGCGGCGCGCATGGTCGACAGCAGCTGCATGGCGATGCCCTGCAGCCATTGGGCCAGCGCGGCGTTGGTTTCCACCAGCGCGCGCAGCATGGAGCCGATGGTGAAGTCGATCAGGCCCGCTGCCTTGGACTGGATCGCCGCCACCTGGTCCGCCACCAGCGTGGCGAAAGTTTTGGTAGAGATGGTCATGTTTTACCTGTTGATGTTGAATGCCAGATTGACCGGCTGCTGAACCCCGGCGTCGACGTACTGGATGCGCACGCTGATGCCGTGGTCGATGGGGCTGATCAGGATCACCGGATCAGGCTGGTGCGAGACGATGGCCTCGTTGAACAACTGCTCGCGGATCAGCGCGCGCAGGCGGCCGGCGTCCAGCGTCTTGCCGATTTCCTGCGACACGCCGGCGCCGTAGTCGAGCTGCCACAGATAGTCGCCGGCGTTGGTCAGCAGGCGCCGCAGGATGCGTTGCTGGCCTTCGAGCGTGCCGCTGCTCAGCGCCAGGTCGCCGGTCACGGACAGCGCCAGGTCGCCGCCGATGTAATGGGAGAGGTCGCTCAAATCGGTGCTCCCGTCATGCCCGGGCCGGACTGCACGCCGGGATGGGTGTGGGAGTGCAGGCTGGTGCCGGCGCCCCGGACGTCGCCGCCGGCGGTGAGCTTGCCGTCCACCGCGACATCGCCGCTGACGGCCAGCTTGCCGCTGACGGTGGCGTCGCCGCTGAGCTTGAACGCGCCGCTGTGGTTCCAGCTCGACGCCGCCGACGTGATGCTGCCGTCGCCGTTGAGCGTGATGCTGGCGCCGTGGCCGTCGCTGAACACGGCCGCGCCGCTGTTGAGCAGCTTGAACTGCGCGCCGCTCTTGTGCACGGCCCACAGCTCGCCGCTGGGCGCCGGCAGCGGCCGCGCCTGGTCGCTGTAGAAGCGGCCGACGATCAGGCCGGCGTCCATGCTGGCCTCCTGGAATTCCAGCTGCACCGTGTCGCCCGAGGTGGGCGGACTGAACAGGCCCCAGCCGTTGCCGCTCCAGGCGCTGGTGATCGGCAGCCAGCCGATCTCCACGCCCTCCGGCTGCAGCAGCACCTTGGCGCTGTAGGTGTTGGGGTCGTAGCTGGTGACGGTGCCGACGCGGGTGCGCGCCAGGCCCTGCCCGGCCGTCTGCGACACCAGACGGATGCTGTTGATCAGATTGTTCATGCCTGGTCTCCGGTTAATGGTTGGGGGTTTGGTTCTTGGCGTGGACGGTCATGCGGAAACCGTCCTCGGACGAATAGCGGCGCGTGACCGAGGCCGCGTAGTAGGTCTGGTCGAACGCGCTGCCGGTGCCGGTCACCTGGATCAGGCTGGTCGGCATCAGCAGCACGTCGCCCGGCAGCTCGGCCGTCAGGCCCATCTCGTGCGCGGACAATTCCTGCAGGATGGCCTTGGCCTTCGCTTGCGCCTGGCTGGCGTCCAGGTTGGGAAAGGTGCGCACGTATTCCTGCGGCTCGCCGCCGAACGCCACGGCGGCGCCGTCGGTCACCCGCTTGCGCTCGGCCACTTCGCTGACGGCCTGGTTGGTCTTGCTATGGAAGGACAACACCTTGACGCGCAGGTCCTTGGCCAGCGACAGGTCGCGCTTGAAGCTCAGCTGCATGGCGTTGGACCATGCCGCGCCGCCGTCCGCCTGCCAGCGCAGCACGTAGGGGTCGGCGCCCTTGGCGGCGCGCGGTTCGAAGTGCAGCTCGCGTCCGCGCACATAGACCTGGTAGCCCTCGTACTGCGCCAGCTTGGTGACGATGTCCCAGTAGCTCACATCCGACGCCACCAGCGCCTTGACGATCTGGTAGTAGCCGCCGGCCGCCACCGTGGTCGGCGTGACCACCGGCGTCAGCCCCTGCGCCTGGGCGATCTGGCGCACCACGTCGGACGCCACCAGCGTGCCGCTGCTGAACACCTTGGTGCGCTTGACGTCGATCAGCTTGGAGCTGAAGTCGCGGCCGGTCAGCACCAGCGTGTTGGCGTCGAGGTCGACGTCGATCGCATCGGCGTAGCCGAGCAGGAAGCTGCCCAGGCCGGACTTGCCGACGTTGTCGGGATCGGCCGGAAAGCCCAGCAGGAACTCCAGCTCCAGCTGTTCCTGGCGCGACCAGAAATCCAGGCCGCGCCCGGCCGGCTGGGCCGAGATGAGCAGCGTCAGCCGGAAAGTGTCGGCCTGGAAGAAGGCGTTGTTTTCCACCTCGAAGCTGTGGACGCCGGACAGCGCGACGCCGTTGGCGTACACCATGCCGCGCGGCTGGCTGGCCGCGCTGGTTGGCTGTGCTTGATTGATCATGTGCTGGGCACTCCTCCGTTGTCCGGCGGCGCCGGCGGGACCACCAGCGTGCGCACGCCGGTCACATTGGGGTCGGTCACCTTGTTGGCCTGGGCGATGGCGATCCACTTGGTGGCGTCGCCGTAGACCCTGGCGGCCAGGCGGTACAGGTTCTCGCCGCCGACCACCACCTTCTGCAACGACGCCACCGCGCCCGAGGCGCGCGTCAGGTTGGACTCGATGCGGCCCACCACCGCCTGCAGCTGGTGCAGGTCCGGCAGCTTGACCGCCGCGTCGAGTTGCCTGGTCAAGCGCGCGGCCTGCTGCGCGACCGGGTTGTTGGGCAGGATGCCGCCCAGCGTGGTCACCGTTTGCAGCACCGCGCCGGCCTCGGCGATCATGCCCTTGACCTGGGTGGCGACGCCGCGCACCGGCTCCAGCACACCGTTGATGGTCTTGCTGCCGGCCTGGACGAAATCGGACACCGACTTGATCTTGTCGTTCATCGTCTTCATCAGGCCGGTCAGTTGCGGGTCGCCGATCTTGGCCGCGATGGCGCCGGCCTTGGCGGCGTCGGCGCCGATGGCGGCGTTCAGGCCGCCCGCGCCGGCCACCGGCCGGGGGCGCGTGCTGTCCTCGACCACGTCGAGCTCCAGCGTGTAGCGCACGCGGTGGCGCTGCTCCACCACGTACTTGAAGCTCTTGACGACGACCTTGTACTTGTACTCGAAAAAGCTCAGCTGTTGCTGCTTGCCCTCGACCCGCATCAGGTCGATGGCGCGCGCGCGTTGCAGCGCGCCGGCGCCGAGGAACAGGCCGGACCACTGGATCGCCTCGTCCTCGGCCCCCATCGCCTGCACCACGCGCACGCCGCCCGGCAGCTGGTGGATCACCAGCTTCTGGCTGCCGCCGAGCGGGATGCTCTCGGGGATTTCAAAGTCCTGGAACGTCTCGCTGCCCAGGGTCAGCTTGAATACGGTTTCTGCCATGATGTCTATCCTGCGTAAGCGACCGATGCGCGATCCATCGCGCCGTCGAAATGTTGTGGACCGGTGGGCGGCCGGGCCATCCGCGCGCCGGCCTCCTGGAGGATCCGGGTGGTGATGCCGCGGTGGTCGAATTTGTTCTCGACCTTGAACACCGGCACCGGCGCGGGCGGGGGCACCGGGCTGAAGGTCGGGTAAGGCACGCCGGGCGACAGCGGCTGCTGCGCAGCGGCGAGGCCCTTCATGCCGGCGGCCGCAGGCACGGCCGGGGCCGGCTTGGGGGCGGACTCGTGGAACAACAGGAAGATGCCGCCCAAGGCGGCGATCGCCGCCACCGCCAGGCCAACGGGGCCCAGCAATCCCAGCAGCACTTCGCAGAGGGTCGCCAGCGCGCCCCATGCCATTGGCACCATGCGGACAATCCAGAGCGCCGCCGTCCCCACGCCTTCCATCGCGCCGGCCAGCTTGACCACCGTGCCGCCGATCGCCAGCGCGCCGCCCAGCAGGCCGAAGCTGTACACCAGCACCTGGGTCAGCGCCGGATAACGCCCCATCCAATTGCCGAGCTGGTCCATGGTGCGGGCGAAGGACAGCAAGGCGCCGGTGACCCTGGGCAGATAGACGCTGCCGATCACGGTCAGCAGATTCTTCCAGGCCTGCGCCGCCGCCATCTCCGCGCCCTTCGGCGATTTCAGATACTGCTGATAGGCGCTGCCGTAGTTGCTGGCCTGCCGGTATGCCTGCGCCTGGGCCTGCAGGCGCGGCCGGTTGACCATCTGGTCGCCGAGGAAGCTGGCGGTGGGCTGATCGAGGTTGTCCTGCAGCAGCGACAACATCTTGCCGTCGTCGAGCTTGCCGTATTTCTTCTGGATCGCCGGCGCCAGCACGTTGTCCATCAGCAGGTCGGGACGATGTTTCATCAGGCCGATGTTGGCGGCGCTCAGCGTCGGCTTGCCCCCCTTGCCGTGCGCCTCCAGCAGACCCAGCTTGGACATGAAGGCGGAAGTCTTGCTGTCCATGGCGCCGCCCACCAGCGTCGCGTAGGCGCCCTGGGCGTTGGCGCCGGCCGTCTCGCCGGACTCCTGCGCCATGTAGGCCGAGAACCGGCCGTACAGATATTCCTTGTCGAAATGCTGATACGCCTGCTTGCCGGACTTGGCGGCGGCGGCGAATTCCGCGCCGTTGACCTTGCCGCCGCTGGCGAAATATACCTGGGACTGCATGCTCAGCTCATCGCGCAGCGCCGACTCGCTGCCGCTCACCTGGGCGCCGCGCAGCGCCAGAGCCTGTGCCGCGTTGGCGGTCTGGCCCTCGACGTCCTTGCCGCCATTGGCCGCCTTGGCCGCGAACGCGTACTGGGCGAAGTCGCCCGACAGCGCCAGCGAGCGCGGCAGGCTGCCGAAGGCCTCGTTCAGCTCGCGCATGCGGGCCACGTTGTCGGCGATGCCGGCGCCCAGCATCTGCTGCGACAGCGCGGCCGCCTTGGCGTACACGGCGGCGTTGGATTGCGCGTCCAGGTTGAGGGTCTCGAAATCGGTCCTGGCCTGGACGACCTCGGCGGCGGCCTCGTACGGCGACTTCAGTGCGCCCAGCATGCTGGTGCCGATCCCGGCCAGGTCCTTGCCCGCGTCCTTGCCCCTGCCCTTGTCCTTGACCTTGTCCTTCTCCTTCTCCTTGTCCTTGCCCTTGTCCTCGTCCTTCAGCTTGAGCAAATGCTGCTCCAGCAGGGACAAGCTATGCTGCGCCTTGACTGCATCGTCGTCGATCTGCCGCAGCGCCTTGGCGATCTCCAGCAAGCCCTTGCTGGCGCCGTCGGCCAGCTTTAATTTCAACATCATTTGGTATGGTTTTGCCATGGGAACTCCTGTAAACCGCGCCCTTACTTCCTGGGCTTCCAGCGCATCGTGGCGAAATCGAATTCACCCCCGTCCTGCTCGCCCAAGGCGATGGTCCAGGCGGTGGCGACTTCCTCCGGCAGGCTCAGCGCCACATCGAACGGAACCCCGTTTTTCACCAGGTACACGACCGTGGAGAAAGCGGGGTTCCGTGCTAGTTTTTTACGGCGGCCTCGGACACGGCCGCGCCGGCCTGTTCCGCCACGTGGGTCATGACGGCGCCGATGCCGTCCTCGCCCAGGCGCGAGATCAGCGCTTCCAGCTCGCGCTTGGTCGATGGCGGCGGCTGGTCGTCGCCGTCGATCTGCGTCACCCACAGCAGCGGCATGACCATGCCCATGTAGACCTCGTTGCGCGCCGAGGCGCCGACCACTTCGACGATCTGGTACTGGCGCAGCACGTTCGGCTTTTTCAGGCCGATGCGCAGGCCGCCGGCGGTGACGGTGTCGACCGCGTTGGCGGCCTTGACGATGTCTTCCGACACCGTCTCGATGGAGATGGTTGGTTTGTTCATTGCGGTTCCTGTCGAATAAAAAAATGGCGCGCGGCCAAGTGCCGCGCGCCGCACTACGTTGGGGCTTACTGGACTTTCAAGCGGCGCGAGGCCATGAATTCCAGTTTCATCTTGACGGTCTTGTCGCCTTCGCGGGCGCCCAGCTCGGTCAGCTTGTAGACCACTTTTTCATAGCGGTACTGCGACACGCCGCCGTTGGGCTCCTGGATGGTTTCCTGGATGAAGCCATACGGCACGTTCATGCCGTTGTAGTAGTTGGCCTCGGCCTGCGCCCAGAAGTCGTCCAGCGTGCTGTCGAAGCGGTCGATCTCGAACGAGCCCTTCCAGCCGTTGTGCGTGACCGTGTGGCGCGCTTCGCCGTCCAGGCCGGTGCGCTTTTCCTCGGTGGTGACCGGTTGGGCGTCGAACTTCATGATCGCCGTGGTGGGAATGTTCAAGTTGCCCGTCGCCGTCGTGATGACGACGCGGATATCCTTGCCCAGGGTTTGGTTTGCTGCCGACATATGTCTCTCCAAATAAGTGAACGAAAATAAAACGACGCCTTAGTTGGCGGCCACGGTGCTGGTGCGCGCGACCTGCACCGACTGGCCGCCTTCCATATTGACCAGGAACTTCTCGACCACCGACAGGTACTGGACCTTGGCATCCATCTGCATGTAGCCGGTGGCGATGCGCGGCGCCAGGTTGTTGCTCAGGTCGCAGATGGTGGAGAAGTCCGCCACCTGGCCCTGCTGCCGCATATTGGCCAGGAAGCCATCCACCGTGGCCTTGGCCTGCAGGCGGGTCGGATCGTCCGAGCGGCTGGACTGCAGCCGGCCGACGAACTTGCCCATGCCCGCGTTGAGCGTGTAGGCGATGTAGTTGGTCATGCGGGTGTAGTTGTCGCCGTTGGTCACCGGGTTGGACGAGCTGTTGTGGCCGAAGCGCGTACCGAAGTAGGCGCCGCCCGGCACCGGGTTGGCGATCACGTCGATGCCCGCCTGGCCCAGCACCTGCAGCTCGGCCGCCGCGTACGGCCGGCTCTGGATGCTGCGCTGGGTGGCGACGATGCCGTACAAGGCCTTGTTCAGGCTGGACTGCTCCGGCGACAGGTTGGCCAGCAGGCCGGCCACGAAGGCTTGCGGCGAGACCACGCGGGTGATCGAGTTGACCGGATCGCTCCAGTAAACCCAGTCGCCCAGCAGCAGCTTGAACGCATACGAGTCGATGTTGGCTGCCGCCTTGGCCGCGGCGGCCGCAGCCGGCGTGTCGCCCTGCGGCGTCACGCCGACCATGTAGATGCCTTCGGACAGGCCGAACGCCGCCTGCGCCGCATAGGTGCTGGCGTCGTCGCAATCGGCCAGCATGGCCACCGCCGCGCCGGAACTGCGCAGGCTGTACATGCCGGTGCGGCTACCCAGGTCGGAGCCGAGCAGCAGCGCACCGGTGATGTTGTTGGCGCCATCGGTGCCGCCGGCGAAGTTCGAGGTGGCATACGCGGCAACGCCGTTCGCCGCGCCGGCCACGGCCGACACCAGCACCGACGCCGGACGCGCGACGCTGTTGCCGTTGTTGATGGCCGCCGCCATGTTCAGCCACAGCGCGTTGCCGGCGCCGGGAATGTTGTCGAACACCTCGGGTGCGAAGCCCGACAGCGCCAGCGTCACCTTGGCGGTGCCGGTCTGGCTGCCGGCGGCGATGGTCGCCTGCAGGCTGTTGCCCAGCGAGCCGGTGTACTTGCCGCTCAGGGTCAAGGCCAACGTGCCGGCCGCGCCGCCGGCCAGCGTGGCGCCGGACGCGGTGGCGCCGGCCACGTTGGTGGCCACGGTCAGCGTATTGCCGGCCACGCCGGGCAACAGCGCCGCCAGGTTCAGCGTATTGCCGTTCAGGGCAAAGGTGAACTTGTCGATGTTGACGTCCGGCGAAGCCTGCAGGAAGGCCAGCAGCGAAGCCAGCGTCACGCCCAGCGAGGCGCCGATGTTGACCTGGTTGCCGGCCGCGCCGCCGGCGACGAAGGTCACCACCGTGCCGGCCAGGGTCAGCGTGGTGGCGGCCGCCGGATTGGCGGTGAACGCCACCGAGCCGGTGGCGGCCACGCCGGCCGACTGGATCGCGGCGGTGGCGGCGGTGTCGCTGCCGTCGCTCACGCGCACGCAGCGCATGCTGGCGGCGCCCTGCTGGACCGCCGCCGCGACGGCGGTGCCCATGTCGTACTTGCGGTTTTGCAGCGAGCCGTGGATGCGCGCATAGTCGGCGGTACTACCCACCGGGGACGCGGAATTGACCGGGCCCCACTGGGCGGTGCCGACGATGCCGAGCACATTGGTCGGCACGCCATTCAGCAGTGACACGCTGGGCGGCACTATCTGTACGTAGAGATCTGGAACGATCAGCGCCGTCGTGTTGATGGCGCCTTGCTGTGATACCGGCATGTAAGCCTCCTGAAAATAAAAAAAGCCCGCACAAGGCGGGCAAGAAATGCAGGTGGGGTACGGCGCTACGAATACAGCGTCGTCGCGCCGTACTGGCCACCTGTTGCGAACTGCATCGCGACGCCGAGCTGTTCGGCGACGATCTGGGTTGCGCTGGCACTATCCGTGATGGCGTACTCCACGGCATAGAGAATATCGCGACGGAAAATGGTGGCATTTTCCATCGCATCGTTTTGCACGCTGCGCCGGTAGCGCAGCGTGCCGCTGGTGCCGTCCGCCAGCGCCACGCGGCCGGCGCCGGCCAAGGCCACGTCGATGGCGGCGGCCAG